ACAGAAGATAAAAAAAACGATGTAAACAAAGACCTTTTTATGCAAATGTTTTTTAATAAACTTCCTGAAGATGATTCTACATCAAATAAATATAGAGTTGAATCTCTCGACTCTATATGTTCTTATAATTATAATAGAAATTTATCATTGGGAAATGTTAAATTATATAGATTAACTTTAAAAGATAATATAATAAATGCTATTGATTATATAATAATAAATAATGAAGATAATTCTAAATATATAGTATATGATAAAGAAAAACAAAGCTATATATCAAGATTATTAGGCACAGATTATCAATACTATTATATAGATAATGGAAGTATTTATAATACAATAGTTAAAAATAAATTACATTTTATTCGACAAGATGGAATAAATGTAAAAATATATAAATTTAATCGTAACTTAGATTGTACAAATCAGGTTGACGTTATTAAATCATATCAAACATCAGATGCACGATTAAAATCAGATGATTTAATATCTGCTACACCATATAACTCAAAAATAAATCAAGTTCAAATACCCGATGATATTATACTTACATATGATGAAATTAATGAATTAATTAAAAATAATGCTTTAATTAATGGATATATAAATGAAATGAATACTGAAATTATAACAAAATGTTTAAATGTTGAAAGAAAAGCAAATAATGAATATAAGAAAAGTGAATTATTAGAATATATTTATAATTTTTCTCGCAAATTAATTGCAATATTAAATAAAACGAATGTAATCGAAATTATAAGATTAGGGAATTATTATAACGACATGAAAGAAAAAAAACAAATTTTTTTAAATACTTTTAATACTATACAAAAATTTATACCATTATATGAAAAAAGTATTGATACTAATTTAGGAGAAAAAAGTACTAATACTAATTCAGATGAAAGTGTAATAAATAATTTAATAAATGATTTGGGAAGTCATGTTGGTATAGAAAAACACGAAATAACTTTACATAAATATAAAAACATAAAACAAATTATTCGCGATGAACAACCATTTACCTTAGAAAATATATATGAAATTAAAATCTATACTACAGACAACACACTAATATTAGAAAAGGATACGATATGTGATATATTAGTTGTAGGAGGAGGTGGAGCTGGAGGGCGTAATATTATAAATAATAATAGAGGTGGTGGTGGCGGAGGCGCTGGTGGATTAATATATATGCAAAAACATCTCTTAGTAGCTGGTAATTATAATATAATTGTAGGTAAAGGTGGAGTTAGAGGTTCATCAAGTGGAAATAGTGGTAATGATAGTCGTTTTGGTAACATAGTAGCAACAGGAGGCGGTGGTGGCGGAGGTGCGAGCACTAATACCACCGGTTCAAATGGTGGTTCAGGAGGAGGAGGTGGAGATCATGGTGGAAGAGGAGGAGCAGGTACAACAAATCAAGGATTTAACGGAGGAAATACAAATGCTAATCGTAATGATGGAGGTGGTGGTGGTGGGGGTGGGGGTGCTGGCACAGTTGGCGAATCATATACTTATTCTTCGGCAAATATATTTGGTTTAGGAGGAAATGGGAGAAGTATTGATATTACAGGGAAACCAATAACATACGCTAAAGGAGGAAATGGAGGGAATTGGTATGGCGTCAGTAATACTGCTAACGGAACAGCAGATTTAGGTAATGGCGGAGACGGAGCAAGATTTGCAGATGCTGGAAATGGCGGGTCAGGTATAGTAATTGTTAAATATCTTAAATATTTTCAAGCGGACCCTAACACACTTACTAAAAGAGAATTAGTTATAAATACTAATTTAAACAATGATCTTAATAATATTCCTAAAATAATTACAAAAAACGCAGATATAATTGTAACTTTAAATGATAATAATATTGTTACTTTACAAAAAAATAAATCATATTATATTCAAAAGCTAAATAATAATGCTCCAGCTTTAGTCGAATATAGTGAAATATACGATATAAATGAAAATACTTATATATATCAATTAACAGATCCGAATTCACAAAATAAAAAACATGTTGTTAAATTTCCCAATGATATATTATGTAATGTTGTTATAGTTGCTGGTGGTGGTAGTGGTGGAGAAAATGGAGGTTGTGAAGGTGGTGGAGGTGGTGGAGGAGGTGGGGTAGTATATGCTGAGGTTTTATTTAAAAAAGATATAGAATATATTTTTGAAGTAGGTAATGGCGGAGTTATGGATGGATATAATGATGTAGGTATTACAATATATTCTGAACCTAATTTTGGAGGCAGATCTTTTGTAAAAGGAGTTGGTAACTATAATATGTACGGAGAACCGAGTATGGGTTTAGCAAATGACGAATTAAGTTCTGTTAAAGTTCCAAGTGGTTATAGTGTAACCTTATATTACCATGGAAATTTTGGTGGTCCTACAATAACATTAACAGCAGATACTCCATATTTACCAAGCTGGTTTGATAATAAAACATCAGGGTTTGTAGTTACTAAAACTGGAAGAACTACTGGAACTGGCGTGTCTGGTAATAATTCTTTAATTTATGACAGAGAAAAAAGATTTCTTAATATAGTAGCATATGGTGGTGGTGCCGGTGGTATGTATAATGGATTAGATGGTGGTTCGGGAGGAGGTGGGTCCGGTCACGGAGGGCATAGACCAGGTGGAAATGTATTAAATAGAAATACTAATGATGCCTTTGGTGTTATTAACTTTGTGTCTTATGGTAATAGTGGTGGCATGGGGTATCATGCCGGTAAATATGGTGCTGGGGGTGGAGGAGGCGGAGCAGGTAAAATAGGAAATTCATGGGCTTCAGAATCAAAAAGTTTTTCTTCATTAGGCTCTAATGTTCATAATGGTGCTGATGGAGGCGATGGTATTAGTTTAAGTAATATCGGAGAATTTAAAAATTTAAGAAATTCAGCTAATATAATTTTAGGTGGCGGCGGCGGTGGTGCGTCAGGTATGGATTGCCATAGAGATTGGAGTGCTGTAATGGGTAATTCAGGAGGTTTGGGAGGTACTGGTGGCGGCGGAAGAGGAGGAAATCGAAATAATCCTCGACCCGGTGTGATGGGTTTAGGAGGTGGCGGTGGAGGTTCTTCGCATGCTGTACCAGCAAGAGGTGGTTCGGGTGTTATATACATATATCGTAAAAGAGAAATTAATACTATATTTGAAATACCTACAAATCAGTTAAAAATTTCTTATAATGTTGAAGATGATACGCAACTAAATAAAGATAATGCCAGAAAAAACAACGATTTTGATAATCAAGAACCAAGTATTATAAAGCCAGAAAACGAAAAGTATAATAATATATATATATATAAAATAGGAACAAAAACAGCAAATACAAACCAATATTTAAAATGTAAAATTACTATAACATCTTTAATAGCTTATTATGAACCTAAATTTGCCACAAAATCAGGTAATACTTACCAAACCATATCTAATGATAAAAATATATATTATGAATTTAAATATATAAAAGATATTAAACCTAATGATATTATATTAAAAGAATTTGAAGTACTATTTTATAATAATGTTTCTGGAGATATTTATATGATGTTAGATGGATATGCTAATATTTTTAGAATTAAAAATTTAATCGATATAAACACTTTACCTGATATGTATAATAATAAGTTATTAAGCTTTCTTTCACAACCACAATATGAAACTACTATAAATAATTTATTTAAATTAAACGAATATGATAAAAATATTCAAATATATAAAAATAATAGTGCAAGTATTAGTATAAATAGTAGAGGTGATGGTTTAATGAATTGTATTGGTCTTTTTGGTAAAGACGAAGTAAGTGAAAAATTGGAAAAATTAAAAAACATTTATAATGCTCTATATTCATACAATTCTGAAGATATTGCTATTAATGAAAATTATATTAATAACCATACGCTTAATATTGGTAAAAAAATATCAGATATAATAACAACATTTAATACAACATATGATACAACATTTAATATTAATAATATTATTACTTATGAAAACCCTAATCTACAATCAATTTTAGATAATTATGTATATTTCCAATATCCTATATCTTAATATACATTAATTTTATAAATAATAATATATTTATTATATAGTATAATGGTTGTAAAATATATGGGTGGTAATAAGATTTTAAGTGAAAATAGTGGAATTAAAAAGAAATCCGATAATTATGCGCAATTTAAAAAATTAGCTACTATGTTTTTAAAAAATTTAAAAACATCAAATGATATAATTAGAGAAAATAAAAAAAAAGGTAATAATAGTATTGGATTAGTTAAATTAAAAAATAAAGTAAATCATAAATCATTTGATAATAAATTTATTAGTAAACTATTAATAAATAATATAAATAATAAACCTTTTAATTTTTTTTCATTTGATAAAAAATATATGAATAAATATTAACAATTATAATCAGTCTTGTCTATAAAAATAAACTATTAAATTGCTGTTCTATAATATATTATTTACTCTATATAATAAAACTTAATAAAATTTGTTACCTTCTTTGCATATTGAATAATTTAATGTTTCAATTTTGCTTTATTATCAGTTATATCTCTTCTAAGAAAACTTTTATTTATTTTTATTAGGTAATTTATAATGAAGTGCAAAAGTATAATATAAATTATCAGCTATTAAATATTACTTATTTAATAGTATTAGTTTAGATTTAGATTAAGTATGTAATATTATTAGTTGTAAAAAATTAGCAAGATGGATTGAAGATATAATGAACTTAAAAAAGAAACTTAAAGAATTATAAAAAGGCATTATAGAACTACATATCATATAAAATAGTAAAATATCATAACCTACTACCCTTTTATAATATTTGATTATTAAATCTAAGAGATTTCCAAAATCTTATAGTTACACGATTTAAGAATATTCTAAAATGAGTATTTACTAATTCATAAAATTCATTATTTGTTATAACATTATAATTTTCAAGATCATTAAAAGGAGAACTTTGTGGTGATATATTTGGTCTATTACTTAAAGAATATAAAAAATAGGCTTCTTCGTTCATAATTTTAATAAGTTCTTGTTCATGCGAATTTAGAGATTGTCCATCAAATATATTTTGTATTCTTATTTTCTTAAATATTTTATTAGGTGTAGCATCATAAATAGGTACTCCTTCGGCATCTTTATCATCCCATTGCACTATTTTATGTATTCTTTTTATATTATATAATAATAAATATTTTAATACATTTCTATAAGATTCTATTCCCGTTCCACATCTTTTTTGCACCATAGCTATTGCATCCTTATTATTATCTAATAGAGCTGCAAAATATTCACGGGGATTATAATCATATTTTTTAGTTGCAAAATTAGCTATTCCATTATAATCGCACCATAATTCATCAAGATCTCTTAATTCATTTTTAGCACTTGACCATATTAATATTGAAAAAGGAATCTTTCTTCTTTCAGCATTTCTATATTTTATCCACGATGGAACAAAATAATCTGGTAATTTATCTTCTATTTGTTTATCATTAGTTTTAGGATCTTCTATAATAATTTCTAATTCTTCCTCTATTTGTAATTCTTCTGGCGTTCTATCATATAAACTTCTTCTGGTTTGTTGTGGGGTAGTAAAATAATTTTTATTAGTAGCTGCTGGTGATTCATATTGAGGTTGGTACTGAGGAGGTTGTTGATATGAAAAAAATAGTGGTTCTTGCGATGCTTGACGAGACACTGGATGATGATTATATTGTGATAGTAGAGATTGTTGATGTTGTTGAGGTTGCGGCGTTGTATCTCGCATTTTTGGTCCTGCTTCATCATTTATAGAAAGAGATTCAAGCATAGCAATCAAAGATGGAGCATGATATTTACCGCTCATTTATTAATATATATAATATCTATTATTACATGATATTAAAAATTGATTGCTGATTTATAATATTTGAATATATTTATAATTATGAATGATATAGATATTGAAAATATAGTTGAAAAAAAACATGCAATTATAAAACATTATAATGATTATAAGAATACTATATATACAGAAAAAGAATATAATATAGTTTCTAAAGAACTTATAAATAATATTGAAAATATACAAAATGATAAGGATGTTATTAAATTTCAAAAAGATATTCAAAAAAAATATAAAATATCTTTATCAAAATCAAATTTAATATATTTTTATAATTCTTTAAATTTAAATAATATTAATCTGAAAAAACTAATTACTAAAAAAAAATCTAAATCTAATTCTGGTGTTATAGTAATTACTATTTTAACATCTGGAACACCTGAATATATTGATGATAATGGTGATAAAGTTGTAGGTAAGTTTAGCTGCAAACATAATTGTGCTTATTGTCCTAATGAGAAAGGTCACGAAGGTAATAATTGGATAGATCAACCTCGTTCATATTTATACAGAGAGCCTGCTGTTTTGAGAGCAAACGAAAATAATTTTGATCCAATTTTACAATTTAATTCTCGCGTTGATACTTTAATTAAAATGGGACATATTGTAGATAAATTAGAATTAATTATATTAGGTGGAACATGGTCTAATTATCATAAAAATTATAAAGATCAATTTATTCGCAAGGTTTATTATGCCGCTAATACTTATTATGATAATAGGGATATAATGTCTTTAGAAGAAGAATTGTTATTAAATGAGACTGCTAAAATACATATTATCGGTTTAACATTAGAAACGCGACCAGATACTATTACTATTGATGAAATCAAGGAATTTAGAAAATATAATTGTACAAGGGTTCAATTGGGTGTTCAACATACAAATAGCGAAGTTCTAAAAAAAATAAAACGCGGGCATACTATAGAAAAAGTATATTATGCTATTAAATTGTTAAAAGATAATGGTTATAAGGTAGATATACATTTAATGCCTAATTTACCAGGTTCATCTTATGAATTGGATAAAGAAATGTTAGATAATTCTTTATACGATGAAAGATTACAAGTTGATCAATATAAAATATATCCTACAGCAATTGTTCCATGGACACAGATAAAAATTTGGTATGACGAAGGATCATATGTCCCATATGATGATTATTTACTATTTGAACTTATTAAAGATTTTAAACAAAAAGTTCAGAGATGGAAGAGGCTCAATAGAATAATTAGAGATATTCCATCTACGTATATTAGTGGTGGTTATAAAGATAAATATGTAAATATGCGACAATTATTGCAAATTGATATGCAAAAAAATAATTGGAGTTGTAATTGTATTAGATGCCGTGAAGTTAAAGATAATAATATTAATTGTGATGATATACGAATTGATATTGAAACATATAAAGCCAGTTCAGGAAATGAATATTTTATATCATTAATAACTGATAAATATCTTATTGGTTTTATTAGACTTAGATTAGTAAAACTTAAAGATACTAATGAACAATTAGTAATATTGAATGATACAGCACTTATTCGCGAATTACATGTATATTCAAATATGAGTGATGTAGGAAATAATATTGAAAATTCTTATCAACATAGAGGATATGGGAAAAAATTATTAGAAACAGCAGAAAATATTTCTAAATCAGAAGGATATAATAAAATTGCTGTAATTAGTGGTACAGGAGTTCGAAATTATTATAGAAAGAATGGATATGATTTAATAGATACGTATATGATTAAATTTATTTAAGTAAATCATTTACTTCTTTTAAACTTATCCATTTATCATACAATTCATAATCCTTTCCATATGATATTAATAATTTTTTATTAATATTATTTATATTTTTTACCCAATATTTATTATTTAATTGCATACCAATATAATCATTCAATTCTATTATTTTATTATTAACTTTTTTTTTTAATATATAACTATATTTGCTATTATTCGCATATTTTCCATGAATTCTTATATATCCATTTGAATATAGAAGAACTTCACATACAGCATTTCCACGATTATCTCCGTCTATCTTATTTTTTTCTTTCAAATAATTAGCATTACTATAAGAAGTATCAGCACTTATAGCAGTTATATATTTATTACGAATTACCAATGGACAATCGCCATGCGGTTTATGTCCTGTTATTATATTTTTAATTCCATACTTATTTAATATTTTACTAACATTTTTATTAATATGTTTCCCATTGCCATTTTTTAAATTATTAGCATATACAACAGAAATGCTTTTATTTTTTGGTATTACATAATCAATAATATTGTATGCTTTTCTTTTTTTAGTAATTCCTCCAATCGTTGGATTATTTATATACTTACTTAATTCTTTTTGAAACCATGAATTAAGTTCATTTATCCATATATTGATATCATCTATTCTATTATTATTTTGCGGTATTTTTCCTATATTATATTTATTTATAGCTCCGTGAACAAATATATATTCGCCAAATATATATGCTATTTGTCCTTGTTTCAAATATTTCAACATGTAATTATCATTTGATAATTCTATATTTTCAGGAAATGGCATAACAGAATTTAAAAAACTCGATATTACATCTGTATCTGTTATTTTACTAATATTTTTTTTTAAAATTATTGATAATTCTGTTCTTCTTTTTTCAAAACCATCTTTAAATCCTAAAGTATATTCTATTATATATTTTAATCTATTTTTAATATTTAATTCATAATTATTATCTTTTAAATATTTTCTTAATGTAATACGTTTATTACTATCTATCCAATAAGGATAGTTATCATATTTTTTTAAAAATAAATTTTCATTATTATATTTTTCAAATAATTCTGACGGAATACGTAATTTATTTGCATCTCTGTTTCCTATAATAAATATTACTCTATCAGGATAATCTTCTTTAAATTTAAGTAAGATATTCACAAATCTAATATCGGCATTTCCTTTATCTTGTGTATCTCCTCCATATACAAAAATGCTATTCTTTTTTTTAAACCTTAATATATTTTTATTATTATTAGTCCATTCAAGTATTTTTGATATTTTAACATATTTATTAAAATAATCCATATTTCCTTCAATATCGGTAACATATCCACATACATTATATTTAGTTCTCTTTAAATTTGCTATTTTTTTATTATTATTTATTATATTATTTGAATAATTACCTCCCGTTTGTGCCTCGGTAGATTTTTGCTCGGGATCTTCTATCAAGGTTGATTTTTTTATTTTTATTTTTTCTATATTTTTATCTATATTATTGATAATTTCAAATATGTTATCTTTAAATTTATCAATTTTTTTTATATTATCATAATATTTATATTTTAATTTATCAACTAATATTTTTTTTTCAATAATTAATGCTTCATTTAAATTTTTTTCTATATTATTATTATCATCTGTAACATCTTTACTATTTTTTATATTTTGTATTAAATCATTATATTCTTTTATGCATATATTAATTTCATCATTATCTCCATCTATTTTATAATCTTTTAATAATAATAACTTTTCAATGTTTTTTATATATTTACTCATTTCATAATCGACATCACTTGTATAAAAATTATTATCATTTTTAATATCTTTAATAATAATATTAATATCATTCTTAAAAGTTGCCTTTAAAATATCATGAATTTTAATTATATTATTATCATTATTATAGTTATTGACGTCATATTTTATTTTATTTAAATTTGTCTCTAATCTTATTATAGCTACATCTTCATCTTCATCTTTATTTTTGAATATATAATGATTTAATTTGCCTAAATTTTCAAGTATATTATTTTCTAATTTTTCATTATCTACTTTATCATCCGTTATATAATTACTTAATGTTACTATATCATTTGTTATTTTTTCAGACATTTCTTTATTATCGCCTATAAAATTTAGAAGTTTTGCTATTTTATTTAAATCATTATTAATATTTTCTATATTATTTTCATTTATTAATAGTAATATTGGAATAAAATATTTTTTAAATAGATTATCATAATATTCTTTTTTTATTAATGTTATATATCTTGATTTATCATAATTAGAAAAATATGAAAGCGTTTTATATTTATTATTTAAAATTGTTCTTGATTTATTAAGTTTATCTATATAATTTTTACATAAATGTAATAATTTATTTTGTCTTTTTATAAATATAATATTATATTTATCAATTGCCGTACTAATATCGTTTAATATAAATGTAAAAGCTATTTCTTTTGTTTCTTCTTTACTCATATATTAGTAAACTATACTATTATATATTAATATAAATAGATTTAATTATATATATAAATATATATAAATATATATAAAACTATAATATATATAAATAATAAATATAAAATATGTGTGATAATCAAATAAATGACAAAATAGAAAATAATAAAAAATGTCCTGATACTAAAAAAGTAATTTCAATATTTAATTCTTATATTGACGATAATACTTTTTATACATTAGATGAATATAAAAAATTTATTAGCCTTTCTTATAAAAAAGCTAATGAAAAACATAAAAAAAAATCACAAGTATCTAAAAATACAGAAAAATCTAATAGTGAAGAAGGTACCGAATGTAAAAATCGTATTAAAAAAGAACCTACTAAATATAATATTTTTGTTAAAAATGAAATGTTAAGACTTAAAGAAACAAGTAATGATTTGCCATATAAAGAACTTATGAAATTAGCAGCTAAAAATTGGAATGAACATAAAATAATGTCTTTGGATAAACAAGATGATTAAATAAATAATCATTATATTTCCTTATTTTGTTAACGTATGTAACAATATCATTGCTAAAATTAATATTAAAAAAATTATAATAAAAATACCTACTACTATAACTGGTGATAAAATAATAGCTATAAATATATTTACTATTATAGTTATAAATATTAATAAATATACAGGAAATCCTTTTAATGTATAAAAAGATTTGTCATTATTATTATCTGATAATTCAAATGAATTATTTGAAAAAATATTATTAAATATATTAAAAAAACTAAATATATTATTTGTAGAACTACTACTACTATCTTTACCACTGCTATTTATAACTAATGGAGTATTTTTATTGTAATTTATTTTTAGTTCATCTTCATTTATTATAAATTTTTGTAATTTATTACAAGGCGAATTAATATATTGAAACTTATCTTTTAAATTATTACAATTCAAATTATCTTTTGTAAACATTAATTATATCTTCTATTATATTATATTCTTATTTTTAATTATATTTTAATATTATAGATTATATAAATATAATGTATAATATTAGAACTATTTATATGTATATATATTAGAATATATGACTAATATTATTGAAACTTTTACTATAATATTAACAATTATTATTAGCACATTAATTATAATATGGTTCATTAGCAAAAAAGATGATTTTTTAGATATAAATTATAATAATATTGTATTATCTTCTACTATGTCTAAAAAATCTAACGAAAATCCTGATAAATGCACTACTACATGCGATGCTCTCGATCCTGTAAGTGACCCAAGATATAATATGCAACAAATAATAAAACAATCTATTTTATTAGAAGAGCATTTAACAAATAAAAATAAGAGATGTCGTGATTGTATTACAAAGCACTTTTTGCATATTATAGGATTGGCAGAAGAAGCAGAAATGTTAGCTACTAAAAATATAACTAAATACCCACTAATTAGTGAATCTGTTGTTTTATATAATGAATTATTTAAAATATGGATTAAAAATAAACATTTAAATAATTCAAGCGAAGATTACATATTATATTGTACTGATAAATTACGCAATCATAGAAAACAACTTATCGTAATATATTTTTTTAATGAAAAATATAATATATCAGACGCAGAAAATAAAAAATAATATTTATTATCATATGAAATATTTAATAGTTTTATGTGTTATAGCATGTTCTAATACTTTTTTAATAACTACTATAGCACTATTATGAGCTTCTAAATGATCAGGATGTATTTCTGAACCCATATCAATATTAGGATAAGAACATGGAAATGTTGCTACATAAGTATTTAAAGTAGAATATAAAGCAACATCGGCCACTATTTGAAATTCGCATGACGAAAAATCGTATTTTTCATTAACATAAAATTTATTTACTAATTTTTTTGCTCCTTTACGAGATATAATATACATCCCAGCACATGGAAGTAAATATTGCCATTTAATAAAATTAATATTATTTTTAAGAAACATAAGATTATATAATGTATCAACGGTGTTCCCATAAGATATACATAATTGCAATAATTCAGCTTCACAAGGTGCATCTCTTATTAAACTATCATAATCAATATCATAAGGGATAAACATGTCATCTTCCATTATAATAAACCATTCATTATCACCATTATCTAATCCTGTTTTAATAGCTTTAATATGACTTGATATACAAGCAAATTCATATTCGCAATTAACGCAACCAGGATGTTTACACGTTAAAGGTCTTTTATTTGCCAATACATCATCAAAATCCAATGGAGTAATAGCACTTACTCTTACATTCTCTATATTTTTTTCTTTAAACTGATTTTCCATAAAATCTCTACGCTTTGTACTTTTATCTAAATTTATCCAATAATGTATCATAGTGTATAATTATTATTATGCGAATAATCTTATATGTAATCTTATATTTATATATATATTTTATTGTGGTATAGTAGTAATAATATTTTTGTTATTATAAGTTAAATGAAGTTGGAACTTAAAAAATTTGATCCCTCTAAAATAAAAAGCGATTCTGTTGTTGTATTTATTGGTAAAAGAAATACAGGTAAAAGTTATTGTATGAAAGATATTCTTAGTTATAATAGAGATATTCCTGTTGGCGTTGTTGTTTCTCCTACTGAAAGAGCAAACGGATATTTTGAAAAATTCATTCCAAAAATGTTAATATATGACGAATTAGAAGAAAAAATAGTTAGTACGTTTTTATCGCGACAAATTAATATTACAAAAGATAGAAAAAAAGAGTTAGAAAAACATGGGTCGTCTACTATAGATCCAAGAGCATTCTTGATATTTGATGATTGTATGTATAATAAAGCTATTACTAAAGATAAAAATATAAGATGTATTTTTATGAATGGAAGACATTATAAAATATTTTTGCTTATAACTATGCAGCATGGTCTCGGTTTGCCCCCTGATCTTCGCTCAAATATAGATTATGTATTTATATTTAGAAATAATATAGTTAAAGAAAGAGAAAAAATATATAATCATTACGCCGGTATGTTTCCTACATTTGATGTATTTAATCAAGTTATGAACCAATGTACAGAAAATTTTGAATGTCTTGTAATAGATAATAAGATACAATCTAATAATATTAATGATAATGTATTTTGGTATAAAGCACAAGAAAGTAATTATAAGATGTGTTCACAAAATTTATGGGAAATGCAAGCTCTACAAGATCAGCGCGATTTAATGGGAATTACAAACGAAGAAGAAGAAGAATATGGAGAAGATTTTGATCCTGGTGTTTTTACAAAAAAAAAAAACTCTAAAATAATTAAAGTTAAGAAAAATCAAAAATATTAATATGTTAGCTGCTGTAATTAAATTACAATATAATTTACTAAATATCTAAAAAAACTTAAGTTTTTTACTTTTTGCTATTGAATTATTTTCTATATGTATTTCTTTAACATCTTGGTCTTTGACATCTTGTTCTTTGGCATATTCTTCCTTACTTTTAGAATTGTTACTCTCGATAAATACTTTATTGTTTTTTTCAATATTAATATTTGTTTTATCATCATGTACTTCTTTTTTAATATTAATAGGAAGCAAATTTTTTTCTTTTTCCGCCAATACCTCTTCTTTTTTATAAAACTCACTTTCAATATCTGAAATTTCATTTTTATATCCATAACTTTCTTTATTATTTATCTCTCTATATTCATTTTTTTTTTTTAAATTATTAATTACATCAATTTCATTATATATTTCTGAAGCAAGAGTATTAATATTATTATCAATACATATTTTTACCGATGTTTCTACAAATGTTTCTTTTATTTTATTTTTTTCAGCTACTTCATCTATTAATTCTACTTCATCTACTTCATCTACTTCATCTACTTTATCTACTTCATCTACTTTATCTACTTTAGTTACTTCATCTATTAGTTCTATTTTATCTACTTTATCTACTTTAGTTACTTCATCTACTTTATCTACTTTATCTACTTTATCTACTTTATCTACTTTAGTTACTTCATCTACTTCATCTACTTTATCTACTTTAGTTACTTCATCTATTAGTTCTATTTTATCCACTTTATCTACTTTATCTATTAGTTCATCTTCATCTTCATCTTCATCTTCTTCATCTTCATCTTCATCTTCTTCATCTTCATCTTCTTCATCTTCATCTTCTTCATCTTCATCTTCTTCATCTTCATCTTCATCTTCATCTTCATCTTCTTCATCTTCATCTTCATCTTCTTCATCTTCATCTTCATCTTCATCTTTGTATATTTTTTTCACTTCAAGATTTTTATTTTTAATATCTTTATTTTTAATATCTTTATTATCTTCCAATAATTTATCGTCAATCGATTTTGTTTGTTTTACATTTTCTGTTAAACAATTTTTTATTTGTTTAAATATATCATCGTATGGAATAAAATCTCTAAATGTTTTTTTAATTATAATTTTAAAATTTTCTTCAATAACATTTAAATTATTTTGATGTTCAGAATCCTTAATATTTTTATTATTAAATAGATATGCATTTTTCCAAGAAAAAATAGACACATTTGTATAACATTTATGCAAAAAATCTTCAGGAGCTGGTATTTTTATTTTAATATTATCAAAATAATCTTTGTATTCGTAAATTTTTATTTTGATAGTTGTAATAATTATAATTTTAATTAGCTCAGCTATATATTTGCATTTAGTAAGTTTAACTATTCTTTTGTATTCCTCATTTATTAAATTATTATTCCATTTTTTTATTGCAACTAATTCTTTTTGAAATTCCTTAATACTTCCTTTGCGTTTAGAACAATCACACCATATTTCATATATTTTTTTAGATATAGGTATTGTAATTACATCTTGTATATGTTCTATATATTCATTTCTCGTATCTATTAAACCATCCATGTATAATAAATATTATTTAATATTCTTTATATAACGAAAAAATAATTAAATTA